ACGGCATCCCGATCGTGGACCCCGGCACCAAGTCCGACGGCACCACGATGATCCTGCCGCAGACCGAGACGGTCGGCACCTCGACGGACTGCACGTCCATCTACGTCGTGGGCTTCTCCGGCAACGAGGCGACGCCCGGCGTCGCCGGCCTGACGAACGGCGGCGTGTCGGTGCGCGACATCGGCGAGGTGTCGGACAAGCCCGTCTACCGGACCCGGCTGGAGTTCTACTGCGGGGTCGCGACGTTCGGCGCGAAGGCGGCGTGCCGCCTGACCGGTATCCGCGCGAGCTGACGGCTCGCACACCAAAGGAGACGATCCAGATGGCTGCAAGCAACATCCCTCCCGCGGGTACCGACCCGGCCCCCCCGACCCCGGTGGTGGTGCCTCAGTCGCGCACCATCAGCCCCGCCAAGGAGGCGGACGGTGCCGGCGGGAAGGCCCGCATGGAGGAGTTCGAGCTGGTCGGACCCGAGGGCGAGGTCGTGAAGATCAAGCGCAACATGGACACCGGCGAGCAGACGGTGACCGGCACCCCCATGCAGCGCGGAGACCGTCCCGGCGTCTACGACGAGCTGTCACTGCGCGTCGTGAAGGGTGAGGTGCCGAAGGAGAACTTCCCGCCCCCCATGCCGGCGACGGTCGACCCGGCGCCGGTGGTGCACGACGTGTCGGAGGACCCGGCCCGCCAGGTGCTGCCGGTGAATCACGACGACGTTGCGACGCCGGCTGAGGTGAAGCGCCGGTCGCGCCAGACGGCCGCGGCCGCGAAGAAGTAGCCCGTGGCGGCGACGTATCCGGGCAGCAACCGAGGGCCGGCTGGTCCAGCTGGACCGCAGGGTCCGGAAGGGCCGCGGGGGCTGCCCGGTGCGGACGGCGACACGGGACCGCAGGGCATCCCGGGGCCGAAAGGCGACACGGGCACCAGCGGCCCCCCCGGAGTAGTAGGGCCATCCGGCCCGCAGGGAACCGCGGGGATGGGGGCTGCCTCGCTGTGGCTGGAAAACGCCTTTGAGCCTCAGTCACGCACGATCATTAGCGATTCCGGCATCACATTCCCCGCTAACCAGAACAGCTACTTTCTGATCGGCCAGGCGCAGTACAGTTTTACTGCAACGAAGTTCCTCATTGGTGCTGGCGGTGTCGCCGCGGCCGGGGTAACGACATGCCGATGCGCGCTGCACACGTGCAACAGCGCCGGGGGCGCGATGGTGACGGTCGCCGCTACCGCGAACAATACCAACCCGTTTCCCACACAGTGGGTCGAAGCGACGATCCCGATGGCGGCTGTTACGGTCGGCGGCCGGGCGCTGCCTGCCTCGTACAACATTGTCGCGGGGAGCTGGTACGCCATTGAGCTTCTGATAAACGCGACGACGCTACCGACGTTCTATGGCGCGTGGGTGTCTGGTCCTTCCCAGAACCGGCCGCCCCGCGTAAACGGTGTACTCACCGGGCGTACTGATCTCACGCTGGACCCTGTGCTTACAAACGCGAACAGCGATCGCCGGATCTGGATGGCGGTAATACCTTGATTCAGGTGACACCCACGCAACCAGTTGTCGCGATCCTCAACGACGTGCCTATCGCTGCCACCGGGTGGGGCGTCACAATCAAGGAAGCGGACGGGTCTGTCTACAGGGCTCGCACCACGGTCGGGGTCGCAAAGGTGTCGACGTCTACGTGGTCGTACACGGGGCCGCCGGTACCGGAGGTAGGCACCTACGTCCTGGTCTGGGACGATGGCGGTGCGCCGACGCCGGTGGAGGCCACCGAGGAGCTCATCGTCACCGGGGGGCCGTCGGCGGCGACCGACTACCGGCCGTCCATCGCCGACGTCGCATCCGTGGCTCGCGCCCGGACACGGGACGCTGGTGGCACGGAGGTCGGGACGTTCACGGCCGCGACACGGCCGACTGGTGATGACGTGCAGCGCCTCATTGACCTGGTATCCGCCCAGGCGCGCGCCATCGTCGGGCCGACGGTGCCGGCCGTGCTCTTCGACGAGATGCGCACCGCGATCATCTATGGCGTCGCGGCCCTCATCGAGGCGAGCTACTTCCCCGAGCAGAACGCGTCGCCGGACGGCGCTAGGGCGACGTACGAGGCGCTCCACGAGCATGCGATGGAGACGCTGAAAGCGTCCCGGGCCGCCTACTCGGCGTCGGCGTCACGGGGCGGCGGTATCGGCATAGGGTCGATGCGCGTCCTCGGACAGAACGGCCTGCCGTGACGATCAGCATCACCCAGACGGGTGGCCGTGAAGTCAGGGCCATCCTCGACGGGATGGCACGCCGCACCACCGACATGTCCCCCGCCCTCGCCGAAGTCGCGGACTGGATCCGAGGCGAGTGGCGCACATCGTTCGACACCGCTGGCCGTAACCTCGACCGGCCATGGCGGCCACTAAAGGCGACGACCAGGCAGGTGAAGGCCGAGCGTGGCTACGACCCGCGGGTCCTGGTACGGCGCGGTGACCTGATGCGGAGCCTCACCGAGCGGGGCCACACGGGGCACGTTGAGACCATCACGCCAGGGGAGCTTCGGCTCGGTACGCGGTCCAGGGTCGTGCCGCTCCTGCGGGCCGGGGGCCGAGACCCGATCCAGCCTCCCGCCGACATGGCGCCCGCGGCCCGCATCATCGAGCGGTGGATCGAGCGGGGCAAGGCGTGAGCTTCGGGCCGATCACGACCGCCGGCGCTTTGGAGCGCGCCACCGAGCAACTGGCGGCCGTGTGGCTGCCGTACTTCCTCGCCGAGGTGGCCCGCCAGGACGGACACCAGGCGGGTGAACCGTGGCCCGCCACCCCCAGGACGATCGAGACGTACACGCGGAACGACGCCATGTGGGCGGAGGTGCAGCTCCCCGCCGTCGTCATCTACTCGCCGGGGACCGTCGACACGCCCGAGCGGGACGGGCGCGGCCGGTGGTCCGCGTGGTGGCGCCTCATCGTGGGGGCCGTCGTGGGTGCATCCACCCAGGACCACACCCGCCGCCTCGCCCACCGGTACGCCGCCGCGATCCGTGCCCTCATGGTGTCCCACCCCACCATTGGTGGCGTCGCGGACCGCCTTGCATGGGTCGGGGAGTCGTATGGGGAGTTCCCCACCGACCAGGCCCGCACACTCACGGATGTCGCCGTCGAGTTCCGGGTGCACATGTCGGACGTCGCTAGCGTCGGCCCGCGTGAGCTGCCGACTCCGCATCCAGACCCGCATGACCCGTGGCCGGGAGCCCCGACCGTCATTACACCGAACGTCGCCGTCCGTGGGAGGACACCGTGAAGCTTCTCAACACGTCCGGCCGGGCCCTCGCGGTCTCATCGGGCGGGATCATCGGCCCCGGGGAGACGGTCACCGTCGGTGACCCCGACGTGCACGACCAGGCCCTCATCGACGCTGGCCACCTTTCCCCCATCACCACACCCACGTCGCCGGCACGCAGCCGTGCCACCAAGAAGGAGTAGCCGATGCCTCTCGCCCCCGGCGTCTACGTCCGGTCTGTGACCGCACCGTCGACCGCCTCACCGAAGCCCGACCCACGGACGTGGTTCATCGCTGGGCCCGCCGAGCGCGGCCCCGTGGACCGCGCCGCGGTGATCTATTCCGCCGCGGAATACCAGGCGTTGTACGGCGCCCGGGTGGGTAACATCCTCATGTCGGACGCCGTCGAGACGTTTTTCGCGTGCGGTGGCCTCCAGGCCGTCGTCGCCCGCGTCGCCGGGCCGGCCGCCGCGACCGCCCAGAAGATCCTGAACGACTCGGGCTCCGCCGCCGCCCTCACCGTGAATGCCGCATCCCCCGGCGTGTGGGGCAACGGCCTCACCGTCCAGGTCGCAGCCGGATCAGCGGGGGGCACGTTCGTGCTCGTCATCGCCCTCAGTGGTATCGAGGTCGAGCGGTCCGGTGACCTGGTGGACACGGCCGCCGCCGCCGCATGGAGCCAGGCGTCGCAGTACGTCAGGGTGACCGCCACCGGGACGAACGACCCGGCCGTGGCGGCCGCCGCGGCCCTCACGGGCGGCACGGACGACAACGCGTCGATCACCGCGACCCAGTACACCGCCGCCCTCGCCCTGTTCCCGCGGGTGATGGGGCCCGGGCAGGTGTCCGCCCCCGGCGTCACCACCCAGGCGATCCAGTCGGCCCTATGCGACCACGCCGCCGCGACGAACCGCGTCGCCCTCATCGACATGGTGGACTCCGCCTCCACCGCGACCATCGTCTCCGCCGCCGCCGCGATCGCCGCTAGCGCGAACGGCTGGGTGGCCCAAACGTTCGGCCAGTGGGCGGTCGTCCGGGGCCTCACCACTGGCACGACCAGGACCGTTCCGTACAGCGCCGTCCAGGCCGGCATGATCGCCCATACCGACACACGGTACCCGTGGTGCCAACAGGCCCCCGCCGGAGACTTCGGGATCCTCCCGAGCTTCGTCGTCGGCGTCACCCAGACGTGGACCGACACCCAGCGAGCAACCCTCAACGACGCCGGCATCGTCGCCGCGGTCCAGGACGGGCAGCTCAAGACGTACGGTCTCGTGGGGCTCGGTACGGGCTTGTGGCGCCAGCACCAGAAGACCAGGGTTCGGATGGCGTGCGAGGCCGCCGCCAGGAACGTCGCTAGCCACTTTGTGTTCCGCACGATCGACGGGCAGGGCTTCACCCAGCGTGAGTACGCGGATGCCCTCCGGGGGGCGCTGCTTCCCGCCTGGCAGGCGGGGGCCCTCTACGGCCAGACCGCCGACGATGCCCTCACGGTCGACGCCGGCGACGGGATCAACACCCCGGCGACGAAGGCTGCGGGTGACCTGAACGCCAACGTCGACGTCACCCTCTCCGACGCTGGGGAGCGCGTGAACATCCTGATCACCAGCCACCAGGCCGCATAAAAGGGGGGGCGACAAAATGGCGACGATGGGAATCGGGTCGGGTACCGAGCAGTGGCTCATTACCGCGACGGTTGCCGGGGCGAACGCCGGGACGTGGGACGCGATGGACGGCGGCGACGCCGACAGCGAGACCGGCAGCCCGTACCGTCGCGGTGACGGGACCCTGATGGACCGTGGCGGTCCCCGCACGTGGGACGAGATCACCATCAGCCGCATCTGGGACGGTGACCGCGACCGGGCCGTGGAGTGGATGGGGCTCCGCGGACGGGCGCCGATGACCGTCACCGTCACGGAGAAGGACGCGGACGGCAACCCCGCCGCCGCCGGCATCACCTACACCGGGACGTTGAAGAAGGTCGCGGCACCGAAGCCGAACAGCAACTCCACCGGCGAGGTGATGATGAGCCTCACGATGATCCCGTCGGGTGCCGCATGACGCCATCCCGCGAATCCGTCCTTGATCGCGTCAAGGCCGCCCACCAGCGGGCCGCTGCCGCCAAGCACCTGGATGTCGACGTGCCCGGCTACGGGGGTGACCTGGTGCTCCGGCTTGGCGCCGTGGGGTGGGACACCACCAACGAGGTCATCGCGAAGAACCGGGCCGCCGGGACGGCGAACACCAGGGCGGGGCGCCCCACCCGGGGCGACTGGAACGCCGCCGCGGATATGGTCATCCGGGGGACCCGTGACGTGATGCTCCGCGTCGATGACGCGCTCGAGCCGATCTCCCCCGATGGGGCGACAGGCATCAACCGCGACCTGATGGTGCTCCTCGGGATGGAGCAGCGCGACACGGCCCGCGAGTGCCTCCTCGCTCTTTTCGCACCCGCGAACGATCCCGACATGGCGATCCTTGATGTGAGCCATGCTTTCCAGGAGTGGCTTGCTGAGGGTGACGCCGAGGCGACCGCGGCGGCCGTGGGGGAATCCGCGGCGACCCCCGCGTAGGCGCCGCGGGGGTCGCCGCCGCCCTCGGCATCGACCCCACCCCGATCATCACCGAGCGGCACCCTGCGGCCCTCGCCACCTGGTACGCCGTGATCCAGGAGGCGCAGCGCGTCGCGGTGATTGATCAGAAGAACCTGGCGGTCCGCATTGCGGCCGCCATGAATGGGCAGGAGGTCTGATCCCCCGTGTCGACACGCGCCGAGATCATGATGCGGGTCCAGGGGTCCGCGAAGGCCGCGAAGGACATCGACCAGGTGTCGCGGTCCGTGGATCGCACGGAGAAGTCGACCGACCGGGCGGCGCGGGTGACGGGGCGGTTCACCGGGGGTCTCCACCGCCTCAGGTCGACGGCCCTGAGTGCCGCGAAAGGCGCGATCGCATTCACGGGCGCCCTCGCCGTGTTCAGCCAGCTTAAGTCGTCGGTGTCGACGACGCAGACGCTGGAGAAAAACGTGATGGCATTGGGCCGCACGATGAACGCGTCGGATCGGGAGATCGGCCAGTGGTCCGGGATTCTCGCGTCACGCAACATCGACGTGGGGAAGTTCGGGATGGGCATGACGCGCCTGGGTGATCAGGTGATGAAGGCGCGGGCGGGGAACCGCGACGCGGCCCGGCTGCTGCGCGACATTGGCGTGTCGAGCGCCGCCCTCCGGTCTGGCAACACCCCCCGGATCCTCAGCGAGATCGCCGATGGTTACAAGGCGATGCCGGACAAGATGCAGCGCGCCGCGATCCTCCAGAAGATCTTCGGGCGCACCGCGAAAGACCTCGCGCCCCTCCTCTCCGGCGGCTCCGCAGCTCTCAAGGAACAGACGCGCCTGATGGACAAGTACGGGGTGACCGCGGCGGTCGGTGGCCACGGAACGAAGGACCTGATCAAGGGCCAGCGGGAGTTCCAGATCGCGATGCTCGGGTTCCAGCTGACGATCGGCCAGAAGGTGATCCCCGTCATGGTGACCCTCATGGGGACCGTCACCAGGGTGATGCAGAACCTGAGGTCCGGGAAGGGCGGGTGGGAGATCCTCAGGGGTGCCGCCCAGGGGATCGTCGAGGTGATCCAGGATGTGGTCTGGTGGTTCCAGAAGTCGAAGACCGCCACCAGGATTCTCACCGTCGCTTTCATCGCTTTCGCCGCCGCGATGGGAATCGTGAAGCTCGTGAACCTCGTGACCGCCGGCATCTTGGCACTGAACCTCGCGCTGAACGCGAACCCGATCGGGCTTGTGGTCGCCGCGATCGCAGGTCTCGTCGGCGGGCTCGTGGTCCTCTACAAGAAAAACGAGGCTTTTCGTGGGGCCGTGAACCGCCTCTGGGACACCGCAAAGGTCGTGTTCGGTTTCCTGGCGGGGGCGTGGGACGGCGTGGTCTCCGCCGCCAATAAGGCGTGGGAGATCCTGAGCCCGATATTCGACCGGATAGTCGGGGCGTTCGAGAAGGTCAAAAGCGCCGTCGACTGGATCGGGTCTCAGATACCAGGCCAGTCATCATCCACGGACGCCGCCCAGCTGATGAACAACCTCTGGGCCCCCGGCCAGCAGGCTGCGGCAGCGGCGCCGCCCGCCCCAGTCGCCCCCGTTAGCGTCCCCCGCGCGAAGCTCAAACACCAGAACGAGCTGGGCACATCGCTCGCCAGGCCGGTGGTGCACGAGCACCACCACTACCTCGACGGGCGGGAGATCGCCGTGTCCACCGTGTCGCGGATCAGGAAGGACCAGGCCCGCCGGTGACCCCCACCCGTGATGTCACCTTCCAGGCGGGTGCCGCATCCGTATCCGCGACGATCGTCGGGTCGGTGAAGCACACGACGGCGTCAGGGTGGGTGGAGACAGCCAGGCCGCTGCGGAAATCCATGGTGGAGTGGACGGGGAAGCCCCTCGACCGGCTCACAGTCCCGATCGTCCTGGATGAGTGGCCCGACGGTGGCGTGCAGGGCGAGGTCGACACGCTCGTGGGGTGGATGCGCCGCCCAGGTGGCGCCCAAACCCCCCCTACCGTCACGTGCCACGGCCCCCGGCTTCCCCTGGATGTCACGGGCCGCCAGTGGGCCCTCGAAGCGGTGGAGCTCGGGGACGATCAGCTCTTCCGTGAGGATGGGGTGTTGTGCCGCCAGGACGCCGTTATCACGCTTTTGGAGCAGCCCGACGACGCCCCCACGGTTGTGAAGGTCAAGGCGGACCGGAACCCCCGGGACATCATCCTCTCCCGGCGGGGCGACACGATCGAGACGGTCGCCCGGCGTGAGCTGGGGTCCGCGGCGAAAGCCGCCGCGATCCGTCGCCTGAACCCCGGTTTGAAGGCAGGCAAGCCGATCCCGCCGGGGACGGTGGTGGTGATCCCGTGACGGTCCTCACACCACGCCAGGCGCTCGCCGCGGCCGCCGCCCCCCAAACGGCGGCGGGTACCGTCCGCCCGTGGGACCTCGACAGCCTCGATCTCGCCACCAGGGGCCTGCGCGTCAAGGACATCGAGGCGGACGTCGTGGACGTCACCCTAGAGCGGACCATCACCGGGGCATCCACCCTCACCGTGACCATGGCCGACACGGGGTGGCGGTGGACGACATCCCCCTTCTTCTCACGCGAGTCGGTGCTCACACTGGACGGCTCGCCGTTCAGTGTTGCCGCCGTGTCCCGTCGTGGTGGCGGCCAGCCGCGCCTTGAGGTGACGTGCGAGGCGTGGCTCGTCGCGATGCTCAGGAAGATCACGACCCCGAAGAAGGCCCGCCGGTCGGCCCGCATGACCCGGGCCCGTTTCGCCGCCAGCCTGGTGGAAGAAATCCCCGGTGCCCGCGTCGCCGTGCCCGAGGCCGGTGTCCGGCAGCCCGTGTCGAAACCCGACCGCGCCGGCCGCGTCGAGCCGTACGAGTTTCGGCGTGGTGAGGGGGGCCAGCGGGAGTCGTCGTGGGCGGCGTTGCAGCGTCTCGCCGATGAGGTCGGGTGGAGGGCGTTCGAGGTCGGTGGGGTCGTGTGGTTCGTGTCCGACGACTGGCTCATGGCGCAACCGCCCCTTACGCGCGTCACCCCCACCACCGGGTGGGTGGACGACATCACCTTCGATTTCGACCCGGGGATGGCGGCGGCGTCCATGACCATCCAATGCCGGGCGGACCGGTGGGCGGTGCCCCCGGGGGCGGTGATCGACGCGGCTGGGGTGGGGGCCGCGAACGGCCGGTGGCTGATCGAATCGACGCGCCGGTCCGTGTGGCAGCCAAGCGTGGAGGTCGTGTTGACGCGGCGCCGGCCCCGCCTGCCGGAGCCCGCCCCCGAGAC